AGACTCTGCTAGATTGCGACCTTCTGTTGTATCGCACGCTAAGATGCTTGGATACACACCTCGATCATCATATCCTGCTGCAGCATATATTGACGTAAAAGTAAATAGCCCTACCGGGGTATTATCAGACGATAATACTTACCTTCCTTTAACAATGAATAAAGGTACAGTATTTACTTCTACAATTGACGGCGTATCATATAAGTTTGTTAATGATCAAACTCTGACTACAACTATAGATGCAAATGGCGAATATATTTTCAGTAATGTAAGAATTCTTCAAGGTTCATATAAAACAACTGAGTATGTATTTGATAAAGATTCAGCTGAAGCATATTTGATTCCATTTGAAAACGCAGTTACATCTGAGCTTACTGTAAAAGTGCAGGCATCTGATACAAACACTGCTCAAGAAACATTTGATGCTGTTGTTAATGTGACAGAGGTTACTGCGACATCTCAAGTATATTTCCTTGAAGAGAGCAGAACAGGTGTATACGAAGTTAAATTTGGTGATGGAGTCTTAGGAAAGAAACTAGATAACGGCAATATCATTCAACTTGAAACATTGGTAACTGATAACGATGCTGCTAACGGAGCTGCAGTATTTGCTATGAGTGGTACTATTCAAGGTAATACAAATGTTACTCTTACAGTAAACCAAAAAGCACAAGGTGGTTCTACAAAAGAAGATGTTGAGTCAATTAAATTTAATGCTCCATTATCATTTGTTTCTCAGAACCGCGCTGTTACTCCAGATGATTATAAAACAATTATTCAGAATAACTATGCTAACATCGATGCTATTACAGTTTGGGGTGGAGAAGACAATGATCCTCCAGACTATGGTAAAGTTTATATCTCTATTAAACCAAAAGATGCAGAAGTTGTAACAGAAGCTGATAAGACATTAATTATTTCTCAGTATTTAAAACCAAAGAATGTTGTTTCAATTACACCAGAGATTGTAGATCCTAAGTATACTTACATTTATATGGATGTATTCTTTAAATATAATCCAAACGTTACTGCATTATCTGCTGATGCTCTTGAAGAACAGGCAAGGGAAGTTATTCGCGTATACAATAACGATCAGCTAAAACGATTTGATGGTGTGTTTAGATATTCAAATGTGATTAGTAAAATTGATGCATCAAGTGTTGCAATACTTAACTCTATTGTAAGAGTTAAAATGAAAAAGCGTATTGTTCCAACAACAACTGCAGAATCTAGATATGAAGTTGTGTTTTCATCTCCAATATATAATACAAAATCAAACGAGCAAATTATAAGATCAACAGAGTTTGTACATAACGGAAATACTGGTTGTACACTTCGTGATCGCGTTAATGATGAAGGTGAGCGTAGACTTCAAATCGTAAAAGGAATAGGCCTTACAGAAACTATTATTGAAAATAACGCAGGTACAATTGATGTTACTTCTGGTAAGCTATCGTTTACCGCAACCATAAACTCAATTACTGGATCTTATATTGAAATTACTGCTGATCCGGATTCAAATGATCTTGCACCTAAACGTAATGAATTGCTAACTATTCTTGTTGACGATTGTATAATTACAGGTGAAGTAGATACAATGATTACTGGTGGTACATCAGCGGGTGTTAACTATTCAACAACTTCAAGGCATGAATAATGGACGAACATTACGTCAATAATGACTCACATAAAGTCAGTATATCATCGCTGATTCCAGATTTAGTTCCGGAACATATTAATCAGACGTATCCTGATTTTATTGAGTTTTTAGAATTATTTAATGACTATCTAGTTTCAGAAAATCGTGCATCACATTATATAAATCGTGTAGCAGATCAACGTGATATCGATCTTGTTGAAGAACAGTTTTTAACAAACCTTCAACAAGAGATTGGTATTTCTATACCTCGTTCTTTTGCTGCCGATCCTAGACTATTTTATACTAAGCTTGTTGATTTTTATCAGTCTCGTGGTACGCCAGATTCTATTGTATCTTTCTTTAACTTATTGTTTAACGATGAAGTAGAAATATATTTTCCAAAAGAGGATATATTCAGTCCATCAGATAATCCATGGACAGATTTTTCTGCAGACGTAAAAGCTAATGTTGCTAATTATACACCGACATTAACATATACTATTTCTGGAACAACAAGTGAGGTGACAGGTCAAGATGATAATGGCTTTTGGCTCTTGTATAATACTCCTATTATTTTTGTTAATGGCGTATTAAATACAAATTGGAAGTCAAGCACATACTATAGAACTTATGGATCTTCACCAGATGATCCAAATACCGATGATGATATTACTGAAACTCTTGCATATAAATTGACATTTACTCCAGCTCTTAGCAACGGTGATGTAGTTAAAATTTATAAGTCTGGTTCAGGGTCAACATCGAGATCGTTTATATCTGATGATAAGAGAATCCAAGATTCATTTAAATATCAAAAGTTTTCTTATATTCTTAAAACTGGTGCCAATATTGATCAGTGGAAAAACGCTTTTAATAGATTGGTTCACCCAGCTGGATTTATTTTCTTCGGTGAGATTCTTCTTTTCATCGAAATACTTCAGAAAAATAACGCAGCCAATGTTATGCCTTTTGCGCAACCTGGTTTGCAACTTGGTGCTGGTCTTCCAGTTCCAATTATTATTCCTCCGGTAGAGATTACTGCAGCAGCAGTTGCAACTCGATCTGGTCATGGTGTGACATCTGCTAATCTTGGATATACTGCTGATTTAGCAACAGTATATTTTACTGAACAGATCATTAATGATAATACAAGACAGTCCAATAAGATTGGACCTAAACAATACTTAGAAGATTTAAAATTCTTATTGCCGAATCCAATGTATAATTTTCGTGATTATACCATTTCTGAGGCTATAAATAAAACAATAGATATAAATGCAACAGCAGAAATTACTATCTCTAGCATATAACAGGAGTCGAAATCAATGGCCGCCATTGTAACACAAATTTTTAGGCTAAGAGCTGCTAAGCAGTTTGTAGCCGACATGGAAGCGGTAGCGAACAATTATTACTTGTTTGTTGGCCGCTCATCACCGTGGACGGATGACAGCACACCGCCTGCACCTTACGATAACACACATTCACATACAACAGATGTATGGCAGAATATGACGTCACTTAAAAAGTTGGCTAATACCGATTTGCAGTTTGCTGCTCCTCGTTATCAGTGGATTTCTGGTACAACATATGCTGAATATGATGATCGTGATTCTACATTAGAATCTAAAAAATTCTATGTAATTACGGATAATAACCATATCATGCTTTGTTTAAAAGCTGGTCCGGGTGCATCTACTACAAACCCAGACAATACTGGTGTTACAGTAACAGGTGTTATTGATAATAGTGCATCTGATGGTTATATCTGGAAATATCTCTATACACTATCAACAACTGCTGCAAACAAATTCTTGACATCGGCATTTATACCTACAACAAATCTTACTGCTAACCCAGGCGGTGCAGCTGCACAGGCTCTTCAAGATCAATGGTCAGTTAAGCAAGGTGCTATTGACGGCGCACTTTATAATATTAAAGTTACTGCAGGCGGAACAGGTTACGATGCGTCAAATAACTTTACGGTTGCAATTGACGGAGATGGTACAGGTGCAACTGTTGTAGATGCTAATGTAACAGTAACCGGTGGAGCTATCACTAAGCTTCTTATTAGTGCTCCTGGATCTGGTTATACAAAAGCAAAAATTACTATCTCATCAGATGGTGCTGGTTCTGGAGCAACTGCTCGAGCAGTGATTGGACCAAAAGGTGGATTTGGATTTGATCCGCGTGAAGATATTCGAGCGCATTATATCACTATTAACCAATCTTTGACCGGAGATGAGAACGATACGTTTATTACTGGTAACGAATTTAGACAACTTGGTCTTATTCGTAATCCATATAACTTTAATACAACTACTATTTCTTCTGGTGGATCTCTTCGGGCAACAAAAAGCCTGACACTATCGGGTCCTCCTGCAGCTGGTGAATTTACAAATGATTCTACAATCATCGGTTCTAGCACCGGAGCAAAAGGTATTATTGACGACTATGATTCTACAAACGGTGTTGTATATTATCATCAAAACGAAGATACCGGCTTCACAGCATTTACTGTAACTGATGATGTTAAAATCGATGGTACAAGTAATACCGCTCGAGATATTACCGCGGTAGGTGATCCTGATGTAGAACATAATTCAGGAGATATTATTTTCGTTGAAAACCGTACACCAGTTAATCGTGCAGACGATCAGATTGAAACTGTAAAACTCGTACTTGAATTTTAAGGGACAAAAATAATGGCAATTAAGTTTAACGTAGATCCGTACTACGATGACTTCCTTAAGGCAGGCGCGGATGGCCTGTCTCCAAAGGAAAAATATAATAAGGTACTATTTCGTCCTGGAATTGCTGTACAAGCACGGGAGATGACACAACTCCAGTCGATGCTTCAAAACCAGGTTACACAATTTGGTAACCATATGTTTAAAGAAGGTTCGCTTGTAATTCCAGGTGGTAATGCTTATAATAACTATGCGGACTATGTTAAACTATCTGCAATTTCAACTTCGGTAAGTGACTCC